ATACAACAGCGTTATCAGTGTATAGGAGATTAGTGCTGGTAACGCTGTTGTATAGTTCTTGGAGGTTGTTATTCATAGGGTTCCCTGCGTTTTGGCTGCTATAGTATAGTTATTATTTATGCCGATATTGCCAGCTGATGTCGCCAAACCTGCGGTGCATAAGGGTCTCGTTCAAAGTCACGGGTTATTGGGAACAAGAAGTCTATGGCATAACTGGCGGCATCAAACATATGATCCCAACCTTGATCTTTATCCGGAACCTGTGTACCAGCTTTGTATGCGAACTTCTCAATTGACTCTATGGTATGCTTGCAATTACTACCCACAAAAAGATGACGCTGGCCGTCACTTGAACATAGTCTACTGTTAAAAGCATTTATTCTATCCTTGACTAGGTTATGGGCCCTAGGTGCCTTGACATTGAATCCAGCGTTGCTCAATATCTTGATGTCTGTGTTGCCACCTGCTGATGTTTTACGCTGGTTACCTGCGGGATCTGGGTAGGCGAATACCTTACTGCTAGGATATCTGTTCTGTATCTCTTCTACCAATTCAAAGGTGTTGCTGTTGTGCATCACTACTTCATCTATCTGGTACATATCATCACCGTTACGCACGAATATGGCTGCGGTTATGGGGCTTACATTGAAGTCAATACCAATGTGGAGTATGCGAGTATCTGGTTCCGCGATTGATTTAATATTCTCATTGCGGTTCCAAGCCCAACATACTGTACCATCATAGCTTTCAAAGCTGGCTTCAAACTCCTGGCGGAACACACGCTGATCAAGATCCTTCTTGGCCTGTAGTATTTCTTCTTCAGGTATTTGCCCACCTTGGATGCTGGTATATTGATGACTAGACCAATTGCTCTCATCATCTTGATGCTTGTTGAACATATCAAATGCCCAATTGTTCTTACCTGTGGGAGTTGATATGAATAAGGCGTGTCCAAGTGTGTTAGATAGTGTTGCCCGTAATACTTCTGTCCAGGCACGCTGATCGATCAAAGCGAACTCATCAAGCACGACAAAATGGTTTTCAAGTCCTCTAAGACTGTCAAAGTTGTCAGCACCGCGGATGCTTATCTTCGTTTCGTTGACTAAAGTTATGGTAAGATCGCTTTCGTTGATCTTCTTAACCCAGCGTAGATCGATTAGTTTATATTTGAGTTTGTCCCAGACTATAGCCTTGGCCATACGATAACTTGGAGCAACATACATTACTTTCTGATTGGGTTTGCTAGCGAACTTGGCTAGCTCGCGTATTGATAGATGAGTTTTCCCCCAACGGCGTCCTGCTATGACTACACGGAAACGGTGATTATCTTTGGCGACAAGGTCCTGGGTAGCACTTAAGGCCATTAGACCAAATCCGTGTCACTGCCAACATCTTTGAGATCATCGTCTGACCACGGTAAGGGTTCATTGGCTTCAGTGTTCACAGGCATATCTGATTGTCCAAGCATGTTCTTACCCAACCATATCAGCATGGTAGCATTACCGCTGAGGGCTAACTTCATCTGGGCATCACGGAGTTTATTTTTGATATGCTCCTTGCCCTTTTTGATATACTCACCAAAGTTATACTTCAGCGTTGATTGACTTACACCAAACCATTCGCTCATTTCAGTTACTGAGCAACCTAGTGTGGCTAGATGATACACTTCATCAGGTGGGATAACCTTCTTGTTAGTGCCTCTGCCAACTACTAGGCCTTCTTTGGTCACTTGACCGTAGATGGGTTCACGGCGTTCAGGATAAGCCCAGGTAGGAAACTCACCGCTTTGGACCGGTTGTTCAGAGGGGATTGTTGGTTGTTCTTGTTGTTGTTCGTCTGACATTGTGCTATCCTATGAACTATTATTTATGCCACAAAAAAAGCACTCATCGAGAGTGCTTATTCTGTCTGATTAGAACTATGTAAGTTTATTGTTTTTGTGCTCGTTTAAGTTCAGCTTCATACCACTCTTCTTCTTGCACATAGGTAGATTGGCTGTGTTCTTCTAAATCACACTGTTCGTCGATAGGTAAATCTAGTGTAGCAAATGCCCTCCGGACTAACATGCTAACACCTGTGCGGCGATTAACCACATTACCATCGCTGTAGAACATGCTACCATATGGAAATGTAACTATATCAAATGTACCATCCCAGAATTTTGTGCGTAGGTCGATAATGAATTGGCGGCAACCATCAATGCGTAGAGTATCATGGAACACTATGATACCAGTTTCACTTAGCTGTGGGTAAACTGCATCAAAATCATTCTTGATACCCTCATAACTATGGCAACCATCGATAAATGCCAAATCAATCACAGGATGACGAGTCTTGACTAATTCACGGAATTCATCAGTCTTACTGTTGATTTTTGTCAGGGTAAAATTCGTATGTCCTTTTGACTGCAGATATTCTTCACATTTTTCTTTGCTTGACCAATGTTCAAATTGATTTTTAAGACCATGTGTGTCCCATAGATCATATCCATAGACATGTCCATTATAATGTTTAGCCCCACGGCATAACCAATCTGTAGTTTTGGCTTCTGCTACACCAATTTCTACGATGGTCTTACACTGGTTGAGATATATCAGGCTTTCTAATAGGGGGCGTTGTTCTTCTGTGAGTTCCATTATGGATTCCTTGGTTAATAAAAAAGGCAAATATTAATTTTACTTGCCTTTTTATTTAATGTCAACTAATGTACAGCTATTATAGCACCATTAGTACCAAAAGTCAACCGTTTTTTACCCTGATTTAGTTGGAAATTGGGCTCTTTTGTAAGAGATTAACTAAAGAGGCGGTATATTCTTCCCATTGTTGGTAAGTTTGCCAAAACTCTAGTTCGTCCATTAGTCTCCCCACATTTCTAGATTATCACCATACAACCATAGAGCATCTTTACCTAATGCTTTAAGTTTGTTAAAGGCATTGATAGCTGATTTTTTATTTTTATAGTATTTGAATTTATAGAACTTATAAAGATTAGTATCAGCATCTAATGCTTTATAACAGGCTACCCCAGCTTCATTATATGTGGGATTTCTTTCCCAGGCTTTTGGTGGTTTCCAAAATCTTAATGAATATTTATATTTCTTCATTCTGCGGCCTCCAATTCTGTGACATCTGCAATCTCTGGTTGTGAGTATTCTAAATCATCTAGGATCCCCTCAATGCCCCAAATATTGATATCATCTTCTGACTCTGCTTGGACAGTAATAGTCTTCCAGCACTCCATTGACACTGTGATTTCGAAAGTTTTTAATTGCTTTGCTTGTTTAGTCATTCTGCGGCCTCTTTTAACTTTGCTAATCTATTCAGAAACATTTCAAGTCTTGATTCAAGATCTTTAATCTCATTAGTAAGATTATATTCTTTAGCAAGTATGAGAGCAGTTTGTAATCCCACTACCTTGCCACTTGTAAATGCTTGTCTCATTTGGTTGGTGGTGTAGTTCATTATGCTGTCTCCAATGCACGAACTAATCGCATATCTAATACCTTATCCAATGATTCTGGTTTCCAATATGCTTTAACGGCATCAATGTTGTAGCTATCATAGATGTATTGTTCCATAGTGATATAAGTCTTATAGTTAGCCCACTCTTTATCTGTCATACATCCTGCTTCATAGAAAGTATTAGCCATATATTGATCTCTGCCTAAATCAAATCTACAGAAATAACCAGTATTATGACGGATACCACCCCATACGCGATACCAACCACGACATTCAGTGCCATTATTATGATAATGGTTTATATCCTCATATTCCCCATCCGCCTTATCTCTGGCGATACGCAAAGGAGTCACTTTTAACATAGCTTGGTAGAAGTCTTCTACCAATGGAGTATGATATTGCCATAACCATTGATGTAGATCATTTTCTACTGCTACTAATTCTCGTATATTTTTTACAGAACATATATCTTTATCCCAATCCCTAAAGGATGATTTTAGTCTCTGTTCATTAGCCCATAGTTCTTCTGTAAGATAACTGATTGCGTGGCTAAGTGCCGCTTCTTTTATTGCTTTATTCACTTACTACTCGCTTTCTTTATTGTTAATGTATAGCTATTATAGCACCAAAATGCTCAAAAGTCAAGCGGATTATGCTATCTCCAATCTTTTAAGGAATCCTGGGTTAGTCAAACCTTGAAGTTTTTCTTGATATCTTTGGATATCACGGGTTGTCCAACCATTAACCATTTGTTTATAGTCATCATCGTATTCACTATCTGCTTGGACTTTTTGGAGATAGTCTTCACTGCGAGCAATCTCACCTTGTAAGTTCGCTTCAACAATCTTAACCAAATCCAAGTTCAACTTCTTAGCCGCAAATATCAAAGTTTCACTAATCTCAACAGCATCAGATAATCTGGCTGTGTCGTAGTGTGTTAATATATTGCGTCCTTTTGGATCTTCACTTTCTCCTTGTTGAATCCAATTACCTGTCTTGCGTTGGGTAAATTTGGTTGTTCTTTCAGTGTATTCACTACCATCTTTCGCGAAACTTGCGTAAGAGATGATAACTTGGCTATCATCAGCATATTCAACTATGCCAGCATAATGATAAAAGTGTGCGAATTTATTCCAACCACGACCGTGACTACCACCACGCCATTTATAGCTGACTAAATCACCTTTTTTGAACATTTTCTTACCTTTCTTTATTGTTGATAACCTAGTTATTATAGCACCAAATGGGGTAAAAGTCAATGATTTTCAGTGATTTTTGTGGCTTTTTTGCTACATATTGTTGGATATTAAGGATTGTATCTCCTTGTCAATCCATTGCCCAAGCTGACCAAACTCCGCATCCGTGCCATAAAATATGCCATCTCCACCACGATATTCCCAAATAATCCGCCAATCCGCTGTCCAATCAGTTGAATACCAATAACGATAGTCATTATACTTCAGCACATCATATACCTGCTTTTGGAAGTTGGTTTCAACTACTTCGTCCAAGACAGCATTGTTGACCAGTTCAAGCATCAAGTATTCTTTTATCAAATGTTTAGTCATTGGACGGACCCCGCTTGTTGGGTTTAGTAATCATCTTGATGTCAAGGGCATAACCAGCCAAGGTCATGTACTCAATCCAACGATTAAAATCATCTTCTACATCTGTGTCATAATACCAAGTCTTGGTATTCTTCATGTCTAAAGGCAAGGGTTTGGTGTAGTTCATTATGATATCACGCTCTAATAGATCGCAGTCCCAGTAGTATAAACCACTGGTGCGTGCCACATCAACGAATTTGAGTGCATCTCCGCTGTTCTTGAATTTTATCTTAAGTTGTTTCATATCAGTCTCCAAATGTGAATAAATCATCAAACACATCAGCAAGATAGTCACGATTACGCCAAGCCTCAATGCGTTTAACGCTAATCTCAACATACTTTGGATCCAACTCACAGCCAATGTAGTCAAAGCCCAACTCTGTTGCTGCCATACCTGTTGTGCCTGAACCGTTGAAAGGATCCAATACGGTGCCACCTGGTGGTGTAATTAACTTGATCAGATACTTCATCAGTTCAATGGGTTTGACTGTGGGGTGGTTGTTGCCTAGTTCTGTGCCTAGTCTTTTACTATCAATAGCTAACACTTGATTACCATTTTCATCTTTGTTGTCTAATATGCCATTAGGATTAGTAGGGATATTTGCTGTGTCAAAGCCAATATGTCGCTCTTGTCTGCTGACCTTGGGACAGTAGAAATACTTTTGATAGTCTGCTTGTAGGATCTCACCTAGGACATTGCTGGGAAAGCGTCCTGCCACAGTGACATCTTCTTCAAAGTCTGAAACCGTTTCATTTTCAGTTTCAAGACTTGATTTATTACTAAATGCACATTTGCTAGTATAACTAATAGGTTCGCCAACTCTCGTAGCATCAATGTTGATAGCACCAGTGCCCCACTCTTGACAATTCTTGACTATGCTTTGCTTTAGGGGTTTGCGTGCTAGGCATATGGGTTCGTGTGCGGGTTTGAGTGCTGTGCCCCAACCTTCCCACTTTTGTGCTAAAGGGTCAGTGCAAACTGCAATTGGTTTCATCTCACCGTAGCCTACATCTGAGTTTTCTGTAAATCCTTTCTGATTATTGAGATTATAACCGTCTGTAGTTTTCTTTTGAATTGTTTCCTTAACTCCCAGGCTACGCTGAATGCCACGACCAATGTCTTGGCTTTTGGGAAAGCCACTTGAGTATATCCACATGATCTGATCACGGATCTCAAAGCCTGCTTGCTCCAATGTTATAGCCAGGTGATGATAGGTGCGTGCGGCACTGAATGCTAGGATATGTCCGCCAGGTTTAAGTACACGCAGACATTCTTCATAAGTCTCCAGTGCTCCAGTGTTGGCGTCCCAGTCTTTGCCCAAGAAGTCAATACCATAGGGTGGGTCTGTGACTATGGCATCTATTGAGTTGTCAGCGAGAGTTTTAAGGGTTTCTCTATTATCGCCTTGATGTATCTTATATGTCATTGGGCACCTGCTGAGCTGTCCAAGTTATCATCGTCTTGGTTTGGGAATAAATCACTCCAAACCCTTGGTGCTACTTTTGGTGCTAGAGCCAACTCCTCAAGACCAAATTCCCATTCGGTACCTTGGAATAGTTTGTTCCAACGCCCAATCATAGCTTCACTGATATCTTTGTCATCGTCAAGCAGTCTACCCACGGCATCAGTGATGATCTCTTCCATGTCATAGTATTTCTTATCACCATGACGACTGTCATGACGGAAATCTTTCAAGGGTTCAACTAACTGCTGTTCTAGTTCAGGATTGCCAGTGATAGCACGCTCAACTTCTTTGGCACAGCTTAATAAATGTTCTTTTAATTGTAGTCGCTGTTCGCTGTTGAATTTAACAAATACTGTGGCATAGGTAGTTCCAGGCCTAGGTTCCAGGCGTTTTTTTTCTTTATACTTAAATACTTTCATCTGAGTTCTCCTTTGGTACGATGATCAGTTTAACTTCAAAATTATCCCAGAGATGATTGACTATGTCACAGCTACTGGTTTGGTTTGGTGGTGATTGGACCGAGTGCTCAATCATGTCTATGTATTGTAATTCTTGTAGGGCAAGTTCATTCAATGCCGACAGTAGTGTTTGGTGTGTGGATATCTTGTAATCAATGAAGTCTCTTTGATTTTGGCTAGCATCATCTATAATAGGACCAAAACAGATCTTACGCAGGCGTTGTTTGGCTAGCTTGACCTGTCTATGTTTTCGTAAAGCCACGAGATCAACAGTACGCATACCTTTGAGTGCCATCCAAGTAAGATCGCGACTTAATAACTCATCATTCATTAATTTCCCCAAATCAATTGTTTATTAGTATTTATTATACACAAAATCAGACCATAAGTCAAGGCTTAACTGCTTTGATTTATTCAAATAGTCCAATAAACGAATAAGTCAACAAGTTGACTTGTTCTTCATAAAAAACATCAACTCGCAAGCTCATTTCGTTTTTTATTTGAACTAGTTATATCAAAGACGAAAGATGAAACTAACTACTGAATGCGAAGCCAACAGACGACTACTGTAAATCAGTGACAAAAAAATAATGCCACAAACTTACAGCAATCGCTCTGTGCTTCGCATTCAGAAATTACCTTTATGCTTCGCCCTCGTTAAAGGGAAACAGACTTATAGTTGGATTTACTTGTAGATGCTTGATTATGTTTAACTACAACCTATTGCTAGGCTCCTGCGACGCCACTATAAATTAACCCTCTATAAACAAAGTTAATCCAGCGAGAAGATCGTTAGTCGTCATATTGCCTCTTCTATTTTATTTGTGCTAGGGTTCTCAGCACCTTTCTTTAGCCTTGATATTTTGCCTCTTTGTATTGCTTGCCGATGTAGTTTTGCCTGTCTTTGTGACTGTAGTTCAGTTAAGATTATATTTAATTTGTTTAGATGTTTTGATTTTAGACTATGTTTATTATGATAGACATAACTCCACAATGCCGCCCAATAACCTTCTTGGGCTAGATTAAAGTCATTGCGGAATTCATCTTTAATATTGGCTAGTAGTATAACATCATCAATCTGTTCGTGGTGAGTTAAATCAGTCAGCGTTAGACCTTTTAACTTTAACCAGTAACTGGTTTGTTCTGCTATTGTGTATTTCGCCATAAAGATATTTTATTTATATTGTTTTTGGTTTGCGAGGTCTATACTTCTTACCTAGATTACTACTAGGATTCTTAGCTTGACGACGCCATTGTTCCAAACGCGGAATAATTTCTACATTGTCTTTGTGCCAATGGTCTTTCTGATCGATCCTGGTCAGCACATGACTGCCTTTTTCAGTACCACGCAGGTGCCAAGATCCTTCCCAGATCTTGTTGTACTCTTCCCAACTTATGTTCCAATCTTCACCAAGTCGTCCTTGTTTGTCACGAAACTTGGCCTGTGCTTTCATACGGCTCCAACTCATGCGTTGTTCATTTTGTATGCCTGGAAAGCGTAGTAGATGATCATAGTTCCTGCCCTTGACGCGACCACCACCTTTGGGATTGGTAGCTGTCTTTGGATTAGTTAGTCCATCATTATATACTCTTTTAATTCGCTTTGGCATGATCTGCTCCTATGACATATTTCTTTGAGGTGCCCAAGTCAATGATGAAACCATCGCACTTGCCGTCACGGATATAATCCATTATCAGACTCATGCTTTTAGATGAGATGTTAGTTGATATGGGTTCTACCTCAATCATCAAGTTCCAATCTGCTGAGGTAAATTCACCTTCTACTGCTGTCTTCCAAACTGCCTGTCCTAAAAATGCTTCACTCATTCTGCTGTCTCCCTTGTTATATATATATTTATACTTATCTATATTCAGACAAATATTTTCAACAAAGAAAAAGCCCTACTTAGGGAAAAGCAGGGCTTTTGGTTACTACTCTTTCTTAGAGAATAATAAGAAATGACAAGGAATAGGATGACCTCGCCACGACTATAATACCAAGTATGACGGACTTGGTATTACATAATTATTTATTCATTTTTTTACCTTGAAATCAAAATTAGTAAATACTGTATGAAAGACTTTTTATACATCATTGTATCAATCATACTCGTACCAATTAGTTTAATCATAACCTATTCAACAGCATTAATCAGTAGTTGTTGTCTTGCAATTGGGACTATCGCAAATTACCCAATTCTATATCTATTAGGACAATGCCGTGAAACAAAAAAAATTAGAAGAAAAACTTAGTCAAGTAGCAGAATGGTGTTACCCCTGTGTAAGCCTAGACAATGCTACCGAACGAGTTATACCAACTACCGGCAATAAAAAATACAAACATAATTTTACACCTAGGCCAGACATGGGTCCGCGTATTATAAAAATATTGCCTATGGGTCCTTGTGCTTGGTGTGGAAAAGAGATTGAACAACGACAGAATATAACTAAGCAAGTTATACCAAAGCGTGGAGATGCCCCTGAGATAATTAAATGGAATTATACTTGTTATAATTGCCATCGTGTTTGGGATCCAATTACCAAACAGTTACAGCCGCCTAGTAAGTCATTACAATATAGAAATAAGAAAAAATTACCTTAGAAATGATTATATTGTATATTAAATTCTACCAATAAATCAACATCACCCATGAACCCATCTGAATAACAAAACTTTGAATATAGGGGACCTATCCTAGTTTTTAATTTAGCAACATCATTCCAGCAAAACCAGACATTATACCACTCCAGTACCGCTGATCATCCAGATATCTGTTTCTACTTTTAATAATGTAGCCAGACCATATGTGGTAATCGTACGACTTGCTGAAGTTGTATTACCTGCTAGATAAAGTGATGCACTACCCTTGGCAACAGTTAGGTTGGCTGTGCCACGATTAACCACGGTAACCTCTGTGCCAATTGGGAAAGCCACGGTGCTGTTCACTGGAATAGTCACTGTCAATGGTGCTGAGCTTGTTGAGTAGACATGTTTGCCGCTGTCAGTAAGTGCTAGGGTGACATTACCAGCTGTGACCTGTGGCTGCTCTAAATAACCAAGGCTAGTACCACCAATGGTTACTCGCTTACCTGCGGCAAGACTGATATTACCTAGGTCCATGGTAAAATTACCTGAGCCTACATCAAATATAAATGGTGGTGATACCTGGCCAGTTCCTACAATCTGGACCCTACCTTTGTTTGTTACACCGCTTGAGAAATCCAATGGCAATAAGGTTATATTAGCACCAATATTATAGAATCCTGCATCACCAAATTTTACTGCTGGCAATATTGATGGCCAATCGTAATTGGCATTAGCTGGTTTGAAGAATCCACTGGAGGCACCAGTGTTGTCTAAGATTGATACTTCAGTGACTGCCTGTCCACCAGGATTAATATTTTGGACTACTAACGGGCCAGTGCCCATAACACTGCCGCCATTTCCATTAGCGGCAATATTACCTATTATGCTGAATAGTGCTGCGTCTACACCACTACCTAGAAAAGCTGTTATACCACCAGGACTCCTAGAGCCATCACCTGCTTTGAATCCTGCTTGCACTGGTGCACTATTACCAAAATGGAAGAATGCATCTCCCCAACCAAGCCGTTGTGTGATACCAATAGCTGAATTAGCTGCAATGATGGTCTTGTTGTTGACATTTAGGTTGCCACCCAAGGTTGGTGCGGTATCAACTGAGACATTGGCGATGCCACTACCACCACCAGCGGTAGCCTGTGTTGTTCCATCTGCAAAGGTAATCCTACCACTGACACCTAGTCTGACATTGGCGATATTACCAGTGTAGGTTGGTAGATATGTGGCTACTTGGACATTGCTGTATGTGCCTGCTGGTGGATTAGTAGTTAGATATGCACCAACTTGGACATTGCTGTAAGTGCCAGCTGGTGGGTTTGCTACTAGATAAGTTGCTAGTTGTACATTACTATATGATGTAAGAGCTACACCATTGACATATACGCTTTTGCCACTATCTAAGGCAATACCATTGGCATTAATTGTTGTTCCTAACCCATTGTAGAATATATTACCATAGTTGAAGAAATATAAATCTGAAGTAAGTCCAACTGTGCCTTCTATAAAGTTTGAGCCTAGTGCAAGCCCAAGCCCAACTAAGGTAGCATCGTCATTTAATACACCTATTCTCATGAACTTAGAAGATTTCCCTTTGACCGCAATTGCACTTGCTATATTTTCCCTAGTGTTAGTATTTTCAAATCTAATAACTGTTTTGTCAATGCCATTGTCAGCAAGACTACCGGCTATGTTGGCTGTGATATTAAATCCATTAACATTTAAGTTACCACCAAGACTTGGCGTAGTATCTGCTGACACGCTGGCTATACCACTGCCACTGGATAAACCTGTGAGTTGGCTAGCATTACCAAATAGATATCTTGCTGTTAAATTGCCAGCGATTGCTACATTACTAGCTGTGACTATGCCCGTGTAGGTTGGTAGATATGTGGCTACTTGGACATTACTATAAGTGCCAGCAGGTGGGTTTGCTACTAGATAAGTTGCTACTTGTATATTTGAATATGTACCTGGCTGTGGATTTGCTACCAAATAACTTGCTACTTGTGTATTTGAATATGTTCCAGCTGGCGGATTAGTAGTTAGATAACTTGCTACTTGTACATTGCTGTAAGTTTGATTATCAACATATCCCTTCATACCGATATTAGCAGTTGAAGTACTATTGTCTATGTAACCTTTAATACCCAAATTAGCCGCGGTAATCTGATTTGATTGTATTGTGTTTGCACGATCAATATAGCCAATAATGCCAATGTTAGCAGTTGACACTGAATTGTCAACATAGCCTTTCATGCCAAGATTAGCTGTGGTAATGTTAGCATTTACATTAGCAATCTGACTGGTTATTGTCACTGATAAATTTGCATCAGCGCCAAGTGCATTTGCTAGTTCACCTAGAGTATCTAGTATTGCTGGAGCACCACCTGTGATGGTAGTGATCTGATTATCAACATAGCCCTTCATACCAGTATTGGCAGTAACAATAGCAGCAGTGACGATAGTATTACCAATCATTGTGCCTGTATAACTTGGTAGATAAGCACTTACTTGGACATTACTGTAAGTACCTGGCTGTGGGTTTGTTACCAAATAACTTGCTACTTGGACATTACTGTAAGTACCTGGCTGTGGGTTTGTTACCAAATAACTTGCTACTTGGACATTACTGTATGTTAAGCTATCAACATAACCTTTCATACCTAAATTGGCCGATGTTACTCCAGCATTAGCTACGGTAATTCTACTATCAACATAGCCCTTCATACCTATATTAGCAGTTGATGTGCTGTTGTCTACATAGCCCTTCATACCAGTATTAGCAGTAACGATAGCAGCAGTAACAATTGTATTGCCAATCATCGTGCCTGTATAACTTGGTAGATATGCCCCAACTTGGATATTGCTATATGTGCCAGCTGGAGGGTTAGTAGTTAGATATGCCCCAACTTGGATATTGCTATATGTGCCAGCTGGAGGGTTAGTAGTTAGATATGCCCCAACTTGGATATTGCTATATG